GGGACGAATCGGCTTACCGAGGTGTGCCAAACCCTCGAATTCACACAAAACTGACCGATTACCCCTCTCACGGCGAGGCTATGATCAAATTCTGCGAGGAAATTGGCTACGAGTTGCTTCCTTGGCAACAATGGCTAGCCCATCACTCGCTGAAGTACAAACCCGATGGCCGATGGGCTCACCCAGTTGTTACCTTGTTATGCGCTCGGCAACAAGGTAAATCCACCTTTATGGCCTTACAAATCTTGTTTAGAATCTACGTTCTCAAGGAGAAATTACAGGTTCATACGGCTCACAAGCTGACGACTTCGGCAGAATTGTTTTATAAGATTTACGGCATTATCGAGCAGACTCCCCGACTAGCCGCCGAATTTACTAAAAAGCTAGAAAGTAAAGGATTTCAAGAGCTTCAATTCACAGAAGGCCGACGTTATATTGTTCGAGCTAATAACTCAGCCGGTCGAGGAATTGCCGCGCCTGAAACTATTCACCTAGACGAGGCTCGCGAGTATAAAGACGAAGACGTTTGGTCAGCCTTGCGTTATACCCAAATGGCCAGCCCAAATCCTCAAATATGGGTTTATTCAAATGCTGGCGATCAGCACTCAATCGTTCTAAACAAGTTACGCGAAAGAGCGTTAGCCGCGATTCACGGCGGCTCGGATGACATTGGCTGGTTCGAATGGTCTGCGCCTCACGGCATCAAGTTCGACAATTCGACGGACTTCTGGCTAGGTGTCTGTCAAGCTAATCCGTCACTTGGCTACACAGTCCATCCCGATAACATTCGAGCGGTCTTATCAGACCCCGAAGACATTGTGCGCACAGAAGTTTTATGCCAATGGGTTGATACCATCAACCCAGTCATCAACGCTTCTCAATGGGACGCCTGTAAAGTTGAGGGACTCCGACTCAATCCTGAAGCCGACACTTGGTTGGCTATTGATCTTAGCCCCGACAGAAAGCAAGCCGCCCTAGTTGCCAGTCAGAAACTCGAAGGCGACCAATTCCAAGTAATCCTTCTTCAGACTTGGCACAATCCTCAAAACTTGGACGATAAAGCTTTGGCAAATGACCTAGCCGACTGGTTTAGAAAATACCCAGTCCAGTTGGTTGCTTACTCAGCTCGAACGGCGTCAGCGGTCGCGGCTAGATTGGCTCCGGCTGGAATTAGGACTGAGCCCATCGATGGTCTAGATTATGCTCAAAGTTGCGATGAACTCCTAGGTGCTATTTCATCTCAGCGGTTAGCCCACTCGGGACAGGAAGAGCTGACCAAACAATGCCTCTCCGCCGTCAAACTACCTTTCGGTGACGGCGGTTGGGTAATGGGTCGGAAAGTAAGTAATGCGGTTATCTGTGGAGCTATTGCTTCAGCGATGGCGACTCACTTCGCCACTAAGTCCAACGATGGCGTCGATATTGTCATTCTGTAACACACTCCCCTTACAATATTAGGCAAATGGGTGCTATCCGCGACTTTCTATTTCCACAAGTAACGTCAGCCAAACCTGAGAAGGTTAGCGACGTAACCGCCGCACTAACTCCGGTTCAGATTACCGATTCCGTCTATAACATTCTTGGCGGCGCAACAAATACGACTCGCCAGTTGGCGATGAGCGTTCCGTCAGTTGCTCGCGCTAGAAATATCATCTGCGGAACTATCGGATCATTACCGCTGACAACTTTCAATCGCATTACCGGACAATATGTCGATCCGCACCGCGTTATCAATCAGCCAGATCCTCGCGTTGCTGGCTTTGTTATTTATAACTGGCTTGCGGAAGATATTTGGCTTTATGGTGTCGGTTATGGTCAAGTTCTCGAAATGTATTCGGCTACTGATGGCGGACGAGTTAGAGCTTGGACTCGCGTAAGCCCCGAACGCGTTACAGTTGATACAGATTTTCGCAACACAGTTATCGAGTCATACAAAGTCGATGGGATGGCAGTTCCTAATTCTGGCGTTGGCTCGTTGATTCGATTTGATGGCCCAGATGAGGGATTACTTCACCGAGCTGGTAAAACAATCAACGCCGCAGTCTTCCTAGAAAACGCCGCGGTCAATTACGCTAAAGAGCCAGCCCCTTCAATGATTTTGAAATCTAATGGCACAAACCTAACCGCCGAAAGAGTTTCCTCACTTCTCACCGCTTGGCGAACTGCTCGACAGACTCGCTCAACTGCGTTTCTCAATGCTGACGTTGATTTGAAAGAATTCGGTTTCGATCCTAAGTCGCTACAACTTGCTGAGGCTAGACAATACGTCGCCCTTGAGTTGGCTCGCGCTTGCGGAATCCCAGCTTACTTCTTGAGCGCAGAGACGACTTCTATGACTTACTCTAATGCCGTCTCCGAACGGCGATCACTTGTTGATTTCTCTCTGCGCCCAATTCTCAAGGCCATTGAGGAAAGGCTCTCATTACCGGACTTCGTACCGAATCCAGTAATGACACGCTTCGCACTTGACGACTTCCTTCGCGGAAACGCATTGGAACGCGCTCAGGTTTATGAAATCCTGAACCGAATCGGCGCGATGAGCGTTGAGCAGATTCAACGAGAGGAAGACCTAATCCCAAATGAAAATTAGTATGCCGATGGTCGTAACTGCGGCCGATACTGTAAAGCGCACAATCAGCGGAACTATTGTGACTTGGAACGAGCAGGGTAACACTTCAGTCGGCCCAACTGTGTTCGCGGCTAACTCAATTGAAATGAAGCCAGTAAAGCTACTTCTCGAACACGACCGCACTCGCCCTATTGGCAAATTGTTATCTCACGAAGTAACCGCTTCTGGAATTGTGGCAACGTTCAAAATCGCCAACACTATGGCCGGAGAAGACGCGTTGATTGAGGCCACAGAAGGTCTTCGCGATGGTTTTAGCGTTGGCGCACAAATCAACGAATGGACAAATGTCAAAGGGACAATGAATATCACATCAGCGACCCTTGATGAAGTCTCGCTCGTTACAGATCCAGCAATCGATTCGGCTCGCGTTAGCGAAGTCGCCGCTTCAGAGAATGAAGCACCTAAAGAAGATTCTGCTCCGGCAACCGCTGACGCAGACAAACCAACCGAAGGAGACCAAGTGTCAGACACTACCGCTCCAGTTCCTGCCGTCGAAGAAGCGGTAGAAGCTGCTAAGGTGGAGACAGTTGCGGCATCACGCCCAGCTTTCTACACCGCTCCACGCCTTGAATTCACAAAGGCTAAATATCTCGAGAACAGCGTTCGCGCAAAGCTCGGAGATGACGTCGCTCGCCAATACGTTATGGCCGCAGACGACACAACAACCAATAATGCTGGCTTGATTCCAACTCGCCAACTAACCGAAATCATCAACCCACTTTCAAATGCTGATCGTCCAGCGGTTGATTCAGTTTCAAGCGGCGTCCTACCAGATGCCGGTATGAGCTTCGAAATTCCTAAGCTCACCGCAGTTCCAACAGTCGGCGAAGAAGCAGAAGCCGCCGCAATCGATGAGACAGGAATGACAAATGAGTTCCTCTCTGTCTCTGTAAAGAAGTACGCTGGAGGTCAAACCTTCTCCGTAGAACTTCTCGATCGTTCCTCACCTGCGTTCTTTGATGAACTTGTTCGCCAAATGGAATACGCATACGCAAAGGCGACAGACGTCGCAGTTATCGCTGGCCTTGTTGCTGGTGGAACTGATGGCGGAAACCGCACACTTGATGCGGCTGGATTCTTGGATTTCGTATCCGATGCTTCCGTTTCGGTTTATAAGGGAACCCTTGGAACCGCAACCAATATCCTTGTTAGCCCAGAACAATGGGGCAACATTATGAACCTCGCTGATGCTGGCCGTCCGATTTATCAGAACCTCATCGGCCCATCTAACCAAGGTGGAAATCTCTCCGGTGGCGCAGTTCGCGGAAACGTTCTAGGTCTCAACCTACGCGTTGCTCGCAACCTCGCAACTGCCGCTCCAACTGGTGATAACTCAATCATCATCATCAACCCAGATAGTTACACTTGGTACGAATCCTCACGATTCCGCCTACAGACAAACGTAGCTCTCAATGGCCAAATTGAAGTTGCGTATTATGGCTACGGAGCCTTGGCGACGAAAATTTCGTCCGGTGCGTACAAGTGGATGGTTGCTTAGTAATACTCAATAGTCTGAGCCAGTCCGCTCCCGAGCTGGCTTAGACCCTTTAGATCGAAAGGACGGCGAGATGCCAACGATAGTTACAGTCTCCGAACTGCGTACAATCCTTGGCGTCTCGTCATCCCTATACTCGGACGCATACTTGGGCGATATTGTGGATGCTAGCGAGAACCTAGTTCTCCCAATGCTCGTCACGTTCCAAAGTCGCATCAATAAAGTTTCATTAGAAAATAACGTTGCTTACTTTGAGACCGCAACGATTCACGAATTTACTGAAGGCCAATCCGTCCTTATAACTGGGTGCGGTTCGCCTTTCAATGGCACTCACACAGTTACAGATGACGAAATTACCGATTATGTATTTACAGTCTCAATCACAAATGCTGACATATTGGCAAAAAATATTATCCCAGCCGGAAACGCTGCGCTCTCTGGACTATCGACATATGTCGGAAATGCCAATGTTGAAGCTGCCGTTCTGGCTATCTCTGTCGAAATCTTTCAAGCTCGAACAGCTGCCGGCGGATCAATCGAGGGAATCGATTTCGCAGTAACACCTTATCGCCTATCTAAGAATCTTCTCGCAAAAGTAACTGGTCTTCTTGGCCCATACCTTGACGTTGAAGCGATGGTTGGCTAATGCCCAGCACTATTCTTTCTTCTATCCGGACACCGCTGGCCACCGCACTCGGGTCGGTGTCTGCGAACGTTTATTCATACGTTCCAGAAGCGGTTCAAGTGCCAGCGGTTATTCTTGTCCCAGATTCGCCCTACCTAGAACTCAACACAATCAACGACTCAACAATTCACGCAAAAATCAATATGACAGTCACTTGCGGAGTCGCTTACCTTTCCAACCCAGCATCACTCGACAATCTCGAGCAACTGGTTCTTTCAGTTTTGGCAGTTATACCGGACGGCTACACAGTCGGCCCAGTAGAACGGCCTTCGGTTACGCAAGTGGG